GTGTCCTTGGCCTATCAAAAAACCTACCCCCCTTGCTGCTATTGCATGATGAACACAATACTTGCAGGTTATTAGGGTTATCGTCTCCACCTAAAGTCCTTGGCACGATATGGTCAACGCTTAGTCGTTCATCTGAGCCGCACATCTGGCAACATCCATCTCGTCTGATGATCTGTTCCCTTATCTTGCGCCACTTATTGCTTGACCCAGTACCTTTAAGACTTGACATAGATATGCGCTAAACAATGACGACAATAAGCATAATGAATATGCTCATAACTAAGTCCTTCATAACGATGTCCTAACAACCAACAGAACCACCTTCTCATAAATCATCCCAACATATACCGCATACCCACCATGAGCCAAGCTCTAATATCTCTGACTCTGGTGTCTCAGCTGAACATCGACTGCATTGAATAGTAGCTTCTATTGTTAATGCCATCCTTTAACCTTCCAATGCTCCCATGCGTTACACGCATTTCCTTGATATCTGTGATCTATATATCGTAAGCCAAAGTGTATCTGCTCGATTGGACTCTTGTCCTTAACGATGGGGTTCTTTAGCTGTAATAGTCCATAAACATAGCTCTTACTAGGACTACTCAGATTCCCTACTGCTTTATGATTCCAAGCAGATTCTTTTCCAATAAGTCTGGATAAGCATTTAGCTTCTTTTTTAGGTAATGCAAGATGAACATATCTCTTTGGATCAATGGCATCTATTGAGCCACTATCTGCACTAGCCATAGGAATAGATAGAGATATCCCAATAACGAAGGCTACCCCGCGCGCTATCCGCAAGCGGCGCGCTGTGAGCCCCTTAAGGGCTCTAGCCGTTAGAGTACCAGCCCTGTCAAATATGTGGATAACTCCCGCGTTAAGTGCGTGTCGCACCCTACTTATCCACAGGTGTGTATAACTATCGGTCTGTGCTGTAGAAACCGCTTCCCTTAAACTGGATACCCGGAACACTATAAATTTTTTGCATTGAGCTGTGGCAGAATTGGCATTTTGGATCATGTGGTTCATGGATCGATAACTCCTTCTCGTAGCGCAAGTTAGCCTCGCATTCCTCGTTGGTACATTCGAATTCATAGATAGGCATCAGCGGATTTTGGCAATCTGTGAGCGAACTAAGGCAGCTTGAGCCTTATGTCCCATAGCGACTAGAAAGGACTGGGCATATATACCTTTAATTCCATCCTCTGCGTGATTAAACTTAAGGCGGCTTGGAAGTGTCGCTATTAAAGCTTTATCGTCATTCCATAAATCAATGAACCAGAGAGACTTAGCAAACGGCAATAAAGCTATTCCGTTATTGTGTTCCCGGAACTTAACAATCCAAGGCGTAATCTTACTAAAAGGCGGGTTCATCCAGACTAGGCCGTTCCATTGATGGCTCAGGCCATCATCAGCTTTAGTAAAGCGGTTTTTAGTGGGAACTTTAACACCTTCAAGATGAGAGGAAGCAACATCTAAATCAAACTCTAAGCCAAGATCATTAAATATCCAATCAGGCGTAAAATATTCATCTGATAACTCCGATTTAACTACATCATGTCTAGGCATTAACTCTCCTTACATAAGGCGCAAGTCCGACATGGGCAATTTACAAACTTCCACGATCCGCATTGCGTGCATCTCTCAGGTTCAAGTTTATCAGTATCGGCCTGAATATCGCCGTAACCGGCTCTTAACATTAAATCAACCAAGTCTTGAAACCGCATAAAAGCAAGATACTGAGAAGCATCCTCGCCTTGGCCATTCATGCGGCACACCACGGCGCTTAGCTCTTTGCCTTGCGACCTTCTCTCCACTTGTTTGATAAATGCGAGGGGCGAGAAATCGCTTCTTGCCTTGACTTCTATGTCGAACGGGACATTATGAATGTCTTTTCCCGCCCCTCTACCGATGCTTGCGCTTCTCCACCATTGCGAGAGATAGGCTGCCACCACTCGCTCAGTACGCATGCCTCTATTTTTACGATGGCTTGTCATAGGTGATTTTTATTTTCACACTTCTTACAAAGCCATTGAACTAGCCCGTCATCACGGGTGTACTCGTTACACATAACATCATCATCGCAAAGATCGCAATTAGTCCAGCCGAATGAACCGGCATTGAAGTTATATGTGTGGCTCATGCTTTGCCTGCCGAGTTAAGAGTTCCGCACTTGTCGCACTTCCAAGCGTTCTGTAACGCTCTCAGCTTGATTTGTGAAACAGTAGGTGGCTCATTACATAACTGGCAGATAATTGCAAAGCCTAGAGCTTGTAGATCGTGTGCAGACTGTTGAGCCATGTAAAGCTGCTCATCGGTTGGGAATTGCTCCCATTCCTCATCCTGATTCTTAAAATATAATTTACCCATTAGCGTTTAACCTGTGGCTTCCATTGTCCGGTCTCTTTGTCAATTTCATACCAGATAGGTTCGCATCGCTCTGCTTCCCCGAGAATCTGAGCCATACACTTCCAATGACCCCAAGGCTTACCGGCCTTAGAAGTTCCGGTTTTCCATACACGCGCACCATGAATACAGCTCTCGTCTACTGGAGTGCCACCAAGGACATCCTTTACCATCTCTACCGCCGTTTCTAAAGTCTGAACTGGTGCTGCAAATGACTGACTCCATGGATCACTTTCCTTTGGTACTGGGACATATTCCTTCGATGTATCAGCCATCTTAGCCTTTACCTCTGCAACTTTAGCCTTTACTTCTTGGCTTGCAGCAACTTTAGACATTTCCTCGCGAGACGCTCTCTTTCCTTTAGTAGCGTAGCCTGCATTTGCGAGTGCGCGACCAATCGCACTTGTCTCGCAATTTTCAAGGGCAGAAGTAGCATTAACTCCGCGACCTTGGACTGTTTCCTCAGCAAGGCCAGTTGTCCAAGGCCTAGAGTCTGCTTCAGTTCTATAGATACTAGCTTCAACGATAAAGCGAGAAGCAGTTGAATCCAACAACTTCGTATGAATCTGACCATCTGGGTGATCCTTCCAGTATTTGATTAAGCGTTCCTCGACTGTTTCGTAATCGTCTAAATTAAACATTAGTTAAACTCCTCTGATAAAGCGAGTTCTCCGGCAATCGCTCCATAACCAAGCAAATCGACCCAATGGTCGAGCAAGTATGGGGATTCTTGAGTTCTGCTAATTTTGACCAGCTGCATGATGATTGCGACTTGATAGTCGTGTATTGGAATTTCGAGATACGCAGATAAAAGCATCCCGGTTCGGCGCAAGTTGTCCTTAATATCGCCGTGAGTATGGTTGCGGACATTGATGGTGTCCCCTGCTGATTGTAAGAGTTCATTGGCTTTCATCGATTGACCTGATGCTGAGTCTGAGCCTTGATTAAACGGCGGGCATTTATCTTGCCCTGAATCTTGCCGTGTTCATGGCCTTTGGCATATCCAATAAGAAATCCTGGAAGTGAACCGATAAGCATTGAAAGAATAACTATGTGATCGTGGTTAGTAATCATCTTGCTCCCTTCGCGCCGTATTTCGGCACTAAGAGAAAGTTACCCTAGTGGCAGCTCTTGGTCGATTAGATTTAGATAACGAAACGGTAACAATTCCACCTCGTCAATGGCATCGTCTAGGCTGTAACCCAAGTCACTTTCGCGGCCTGCCATAAACCTTCCCCTGAACTATAAAAGTGCCATTTTTCTCGATGTTGATTAAATCGACTTGAACGGTTGAGCCATGTACATACATAATCGCAAACGCCTGCTGCCATTGGGCTGACCCTTTGGTGTATTTTGCAGCTGAAAATGCCATAAGATTACCCACTTCAACGCCGTGTAGCGTACGCCCCATCCGACCCCCTATAGACTCGCTGTAAGCCGTTCTGCCGGCTCTATGGGTATGTCCTGATATGACTGACTTCCCATAGCGTTTAGCGGCTTCTATGGCGCTTAGACCGCCCATCTGCTTGATAGGTGTGTGATCGCCATGAACTGCCACCCAACCCGGGGCTATATTCATCGGTTCACGGTGAAATTTAATACCTAGTTCATCGAACTTCATAAACTTCTCGAATCGTAGTTCCGGCAATGATAAGAAGCTTGGAATCTTTTTCATAATTATGTTATAGAGCCGGTCTGTGTGATTAGATCGTATGCAGTCTGTAACGCCCAGTTCCCAGAGTAGGTCTACACATCGGTCTCGGTCATCGCCCAAGGTCTGTTGATAAGCTTCGGGTGTGCCCTCTGACCATTTGGAGATGGTCTGAAAATCAATTTCATCTCCGATAGTTACTGTCTGGTCTGGCTTAAACTTCTGTAGGAATCTGGCTATGTTCTGAGTTACATGGACATCCTCGAAAGGAACCTGTAAATCGCTCAGAATAACGATTCGCTTCATTTAGTCCTCGTCATCATCCTCGTACGGGATATTGTCTATCCGGTTGGGTAGGTCGGGAATTATCCAGTCCGGGAAGGTTTCACGATCTGAGAGCAGCCAAAAGGCATGAGTCTCTGTAAATCCTGCTCTGCGTAATGACTTGTAATACTCATTCATAGCAATGCAATAAGCATCGAGTTTGCTATAAGTATCTAAGTCTATGACTGGTCGCTTCCTT